GAAAAAAGAAACAGCCGATTATAGTGCTATTACAACGTGGGGCGTGTTTCGAGAGAATGAGGATAGTCCCCAGCAACTGATACTAATAGATTCATTAAAAGGTAGATACGAGTTTCCAGAACTACGTCGTGTTGCTAAAGAGCAATATGATTACTGGCAGCCAGAAACGGTATTGGTTGAGGCCAAAGCTAGTGGACTACCACTAACCTATGAGCTTAGAGCTATGGGAATACCAGTAGTCAACTACACACCATCAAGAGGAAATGACAAACACACTAGAGTTAATTCTGTTGCACCTTTATTTGAAAGTGGTATGATATGGGCTCCTGAGAGAAAATTTGCTGAGGAGGTCATTGAGGAGTGCGCAGCGTTTCCCTATGGCGATCATGATGACTTAGTCGATAGTATGACTCAAGCTGTCATGCGTTTTAGACAGGGAGGATTATTATCTCACCCAGAAGATTACAAAGACGAAAAAATTATTAAAATTAAAAGGACATATTACTAATGGCAAACCCAATTAAAAAAATCATGGACATGGTAAGTGACAAAAAATTAAAGAAAGATGTTCAGGACACTGATCAAGGAGATCTTGTAGAAAGAACAACTATAATAGAAACCAACAACCCTTTAAAAACAATTAAAGCTATCGCCGAACCAGGTGAATCTAAGAACAGATCAGTGCTTAACGCGCTTATAAACGACGGTGTAGAAGATGAAGCTATATTAGATGCAACAACTAAAAATCAAATGATTAAATCTGTGATAATGGAAATGTACAAAGGCGAAGATATGAGCAAAAAAGAATTTGATTTTTTTATGGAAGAAGTTCTTGCACCTAAGGAAATGAATAAAGGTGGTCGTGTAGAAAAGCCACTAGGAGCGGGTGGCAAGAAGTAATGCCCGGCTACGCAAAACAATATTTAAAAAATGGTTCTGCAGCAGAACAGAAAAAATTTGATAAGCTTGTAGACGAAATGAGTATTAACATGGATATTCAATCAGCAATAAGTTTGGCTCTAGCAGAAATGAGAGATAGCAAAAAGTCTGGTGGCAGGGTAGGAATGGCGAGCGGCGGGATAGCTCAAATATTAAAACTTTAATGGCACTTGGCAAAAAATCAGGTCCACCACCAAAAAAAGGTCCAACACCACAAGGCTTGAATATTCAATATAATACTGTTAAGACTGTAACAATACCGGAGAAATTAAATGGCAATAGACAAAATTTTACCCAACGAGGTAAGAAAAGAAGTTAACATTCCTAGTGAGGAAGAGTTACAAGTAGAGTTTGAACAAGAGACGGGAGTCCAAAGTGACAAAGGCCCTGTTGAAGTTCAAGAGAACGAAGACGGCAGCGTTGACATAAATTTTGATCCTTCAAAAGTTAATCTTGAAGGTACAGAAAACCATTTTTCAAATCTAGCAGAATATTTACCAGACGATGTGTTAGATCCTTTAGGAAGTCAAATGTCACAAAATTATTCTGACTATAAATCTTCTAGAAAAGATTGGGAAAAAACTTACACACAAGGGTTAGAACTTTTAGGTTTTAATTATGACGATAGAACAGAACCTTTTAAAGGAGCTAGTGGTGTAACTCACCCAGTGCTAGCAGAAGCTGTCACACAATTTCAAGCATTAGCTTATAAAGAATTATTACCCGCAGATGGCCCTGTCAGAACTCAAATTTTAGGAATGCCTACGCCTGACAAAGAAGCTCAATCACAAAGAGTAAAAGAATTCATGAATTATCAAATAATGGATAAGATGGAAGAGTATGAAGCTGAGTTTGATCAAATGTTATTTTATTTACCACTTGCAGGGTCTGCATTTAAAAAAGTTTACTACGATGAAATTATGCAAAGAGCTGTATCAAAATTTGTTCCAGCTGAAGATATTGTTGTACCTTACACCGCAACATCTTTAGACGATTGCGAGTCTATAATACACAGAGTACGTATGACAGAAAACGAATTAAGAAAACAACAAGTTGGTGGATTTTATAGAGACATAGAAGTCAACCCATCTTACATGGAAGAATCTCAATCAGAAAAAATTGAAAGAGAACTAGAAGGAACATCTAAAGGTAGAGATGAAAAAATGTTTACTCTTTTAGAATGCCATGTTGATTTAGATTTAGAAGGGTTTGAAGATCTAGGTGAAGATGAAACACCTACAGGAATTAAACTTCCATACATTGTAACCTTAGAGGAAGGTACAAGAAAAGTTCTATCTATTAGAAGAAATTATGAAGCAGAAGATATGATGAAGAAAAAAATAAATTATTTTGTTCATTTTAAATTTTTACCAGGACTAGGGTTTTACGGTTTTGGTTTAACCCATATGATAGGTGGACTATCAAGAACAGCAACAGCTGCTCTAAGACAATTACTCGACGCTGGAACCTTGTCTAATTTACCTGCAGGATTTAAGATGCGTGGTATTAAAATGAGAGACGAGGCTCAATCAATTCAACCTGGAGAATTTAGAGATGTGGATGCACCTGGTGGAAACCTAAAAGATGCATTTATGACTTTACCATTTAAGGAACCTTCACAAACTTTATTATCACTTATGGGTGTCGTGGTATCTGCAGGGCAACGATTTGCATCGATTGCCGATCTGCAAGTAGGAGACGGGAATCAACAAGCAGCAGTGGGCACGACAGTAGCTATGTTGGAAAGAGGATCTAGAGTAATGTCAGCTGTACATAAAAGATTGTATGCTGCCATGAAAAAAGAGTTTGGAATACTTGCAAGAGTATTTAAAACTTATCTACCTCCTGAATATCCTTATGATGTTGTTGGTGGACAAAATCAAATTAAACAAACTGACTTTGACGACAGAGTTGATATTATACCTGTTGCAGACCCCAATATATTTTCACAGACACAAAGAATATCTATTGCACAAACAGAAATGCAATTAGCCACTTCTAATCCTCAACTCCATAACCAATATCAAGTATACAGAAATATGTATGAGGCCTTAGGTGTAAAAAATATAGATTCGATTTTAATTAAACCACAACAACCAGCACCGTTAGACCCTGCATTAGAACATATTGCAGCAATGGGTTCAAAACCATTTCAAGCTTTCCCTGGACAAGACCATAGAGCACACATGACAGCGCATTTAAATTTTCTAGCAACTAATTTAGCAAAAAATGCACCTGTGATCAGTGCTGCAGTGCAAAAAAATTGTATGGAGCACATAAGTTTAATGGGTCAAGAACAAATTGAATTAGAGTTTAGAGAAGAAATGCAAGAAATTGCAAAAATGCAACAAATGGCGCAACAAAATCCTCAAATCCAACAACAGATAGCACCTTTGCAACAAAAAATTGAAGCAAGAAAAGCTATTTTAATTGCCGACATGACAGAAGACTACATGAAGGAAGAAAAACAAATTACAGGAGACTTTGGTAACGACCCTATTGCACAATTAAGATCTAGAGAACTAGATATTAGAGCGCAAGACAATGAACAGAAGAGAAAAGAAGCTGAAGAAAGATTAAATCTAGATAAAATGAAATCTATGATGAATCAAAGTTTACAATCAGAGAAAATGGATCAAGCTGAAGAATTAGCAGAACTTAGAGCAGATACTTCTATTGAAAAACAAGAAATGGCTAATGAAGCAAGAGAAGAACTAGCTATAATTAAAAGTATGGGGAACTAATGTGGTTTAGTGCAATTAAATTAGCCGTATCTGCTGGTAGTAAGATTTACGCTAATAAACAAAGAACTAAGATGGCTATGTCTGATGCTCAGTTAATGCACGCATCTAAAATGGCTCGAGGTGAGGAAGCTTACCAAGGTAAATTATTAGAAGCCCGTCAATCAGATTGGAAAGACGAGGCAGTTTTGATAATTTTAAGTTTGCCAATAGCAATTCTGGCCTGGGCAGTCGTAAGTGACGATCCAACAGCCATGGACAAGGTAAAACTGTTCTTTGAGATGTTCTCGGAGCTTCCAAAATGGTTTACAAATTTATGGATACTTGTCGTAGCGTCAATTTATGGTATAAAGGGAACACAAATATTTAAAGCAGGT